GCTCTGCACCTCCATTTAAATCGCCAGGCTTATCCATTAAGACTTCAAAGCCTCTAGTGTTAAATACAAACGGCTGATCGAATCTCTTAGGTTTATTCTGCGCTAGAATATGCTGAATCCTTGGCTCTTTAGCTCCTCCGTGAATCCATATCTTCCAAAGCTGAGTTCCAGTCTGATTGGCCCAATCAATTGCAGACTTCATCTTTCCCTCATTGTAAGCTCGAGTTGATTCCGTTCTAGCAATTGCCCTAGCTCTTTTAATATCAGGAATCTGTTGAATCAATAGCTCCTCAATTTGTCTAGGATTTAATCCGTCTTTAATTCCTTTAGCAACTATCTCGTTTACCTTCTTTTGACTAGTATCAGTTACCTCAAATATCAGTTGACCTAAATTCTGAATTACCCAACTCTTAATGAACTCAAGCCAAGCACTAAGAAAAAAATTATCTGGCAAAAACTTCTTCTCTCTATTATCTTCTCGTATTCTATTATACTCCTTAGTTGCAGAATCAACAAAAACCTCTTGGTAGAACTTTACGTAAGCATCTTGCATGGGCAACAACGGAACAACTGGTTTAGCTTGCTGCTTTAAGGCCTCTGTAAATATTTTTACTCCAAGGCGTTCGTATCTCTTCAAGTCTGCTTGTGCTGACCTTCTAACCTTAGAGTAATTAATTTTTCTCATTTCTTATGCTTGGAAATCCACAAAGTCCGTTGCAGCAGTTCCTAAAGCCTCATCACTCGGAATCACGTTGCTAGGAATCCAATGTACGTCCATAGCTGGGTCTTCGCTCGCGTGCCAGTTCAATAAGCTTCTAACCTCGTTTCCAGTAAAGTACGGAGATTTGCCGTACGTGTCCAAAATAACCTGAACATCTGGTTGTAACTCAGAGAATGATGAAATATCAAAGTCAATCACGTAATCCATGCCGTAAGACTTTCCAATCCACTGCGTGAACTTCTCCTCAATCATTTGTAGCTGCGGCATAATCACATCAGTAACCAAAGCCTTCTGTGCGCCTTCTAAATTGGCATAAGTTGCATTTGAAGTGAACAACACAGGATTTACTCCCCAAAGACCGCAAAGCGTTTGCAAATCCATATTCTGAGAGTTGATGATATCCATCGCAACTGGACTCAATCCGATTGCATCGTAACGCAAAGGAATCGAAGACGCGACAATTTTATTTAAGTTCTTATTTCCGTTTATCCTCTCATCAATCCGCTCATCCATCTTTGCGCGTTGATCAGGGGAAGGCCAAAACTCAGGGTTATTAATATTCGGAGAAATAATGCCTTTTGCACCTCCATTCTGGAAAGTCTTCTGTTTTGCTTCAGTCGCTTCGTTATTAGCTTGTAATGTCGTTAAACCAGCCAAGAGTGGAGGCATACCTCTCAACTGCGCTCCGTTCAAATCCCAAGTAAGATTTGTGGTTTTAATGTGCAAAACCTCATCAGCTGGAATCTCAATGTTCTGGTCTCCAATAATCAATTTATAGCCGCGTACTGGCTCAAACAAACTTCCAGCTACGATTTCCACATAGTTGGACGGCATTACATACATTTCCTTTATTTTGCCCTTATTCAATCCATCCTGTGGAGAAAAGCCGTAAACAAAGATTTCTCCGCTAGTATTGTACCACGTTAGCATCGAATCAAGAAACTCCGCCCAAGTTTGCATTGGATTTGGATTTCTAATTAGCTGGTTTACTGGGTCGGAGTAATTTACGTCTTCTAATTCCTTTTTTCTAAACGCTATGCTCTGTAATCTATTTAACTCTTTCGCGCTATATTTTCCGCCTCTGTATTTCTTCGCTGCTTCAGTTTCTCTATAAACGTAAGTCGGGCACTGCTTGCCTTTCTCAGCTATCTTTCTAATAATTGAGTAAACAAGCGCGTTTCCTTTGTATCCTTTGTCTATAAATGTCTGTTGGTTTGAGTCATACCAAACAACAAGCGTAGAGGCCGTAAACTGGCCATAAAGTATTTGATTTAGTAGATTTACATCTGGATAAGTCTTCGTTGGCGTTACCGTTGGAGCGATGTAATTCTGAAGAGCCTTTAAGAGCATAGCATATTCGTTTAGACAAATATACTTATTTATTCTTTTCTAAAAATGTAACTCCGTAAAACCAAGTTACTACCATAACGGCGCGGGCGCTCCAATGCCAATTAAATACGTTAAAATCTAGCGTTACGAAAACGATAAATAAATAAGTGATTAACATTAAAATAAGCGCGGCAATTGTTTCTTTTTTCATATTGAGAATTCAAAATTGTTTTTTACCATTAGTTCAGTTAATCCCCAGACAAGCGCGTCAACTCTATCGGGGCTTTTCCCTTTGTCGGGGTCAAAAGTTACCATTTGTGATTCAAGAAGCGGAAAACTTCCAACGTGATATACTTGACCTTGTTCGTAAAGCGAGTAAACGGGCTCAGCTCTCACATATTTTCCCTTAGTCGCGGTCACTAGCTTTATTCTAAAATTTGTCCCTTGTGATTTTAAAACCGCTTCGACCATGTCACCGCCTTGATTCTTTTCCGCAACTATGCAATCAGCGTTCCACCTAAACGCCGCATCCGTTGCAACCTTTGCCCAATGGTTAGGCGAATACTTTCCGCTAAGGTCTTCCAACACATAGCCAAAACCTTCGCTATCTTTTCCTACTACTATTAAACCCGTTTCATCGCTTTGCATATTTGCAGTAGTTGCGGGGTCGATTGCTACTATTATTCTAGAAAGGTTTGGCGCTTCATCTATTCGGGCTTTTCCAAGTATTGCGCGATTCCAAAGCATCCCTTCGGCGTCATCTAACCAAGTACCTAAAAATAGGTGTTCATATCGCGCGCGGTTTTCTCTTTTGGTTTTTTCCGCTGCTTGGATGAATGAATCGCTTAAGTTTTCTTTATTATCAATGTAAGTTGTATGAATGTAGGTCGTGTCCTTTCGCTTCTTTTTAACAAAGTCGTTGTAAATCCAATGAGACTTATAAGCTGGATTCATTACCAAAATAACGCGGTTTGGATTATCCTTCGCACGTATTGATAAATCCACTTTGTCGAAAACGTCGGGGTCGGTTAGTTCCTCGGCTTCATCAATAACCCAAGTTGATAAGCCAGCGATTGATTTAAGATTCGCAGTATTAACGCCTGAACTCGTTTTAATCCCTCGAAATAGAATCTTTGATCCCGTTAATTTATTAATGATTTCGCTTTGCGTTACTTCGAAGTCGTTTACTTTTCCCATTATTTCTATTTTGTCTAAAAATTCGGGGATAATGGATATAAACGCCGAAACCAACGTGTAACGCGTAAACAAAATAACATGGCCTTTTTCGTAAGTTAGATTAAGCAGGAAAAGCGCCAAAGTCCAAGATTTACCCGAACCGCGGCCGCCTGTAATTAAATAATAACGGGTTTCTGGTTGCTCGTAAAATAACGGTTTATAATCCTCCAATAAATTGATCATTTAGAATAGTTTGTTTTCTTCCAGCGAAATAAAAGCCTTATTTAAGACTTCTTCTTCTTCTTCCTCATTTATCACCTTCGCCGCTTCGATCGCCGCGCTACGGCCTATCCATTGGATCGGAGGCGCGATTTTTTCGCCGTTGGTCGTTACGTCAATTTGCTGCTTCGGTAATCCAAACCGATACGAAAGCCAAAGTTTTAGCGCTTGCGTGTCGCCTTGTTGACACTTAAACAAAAGCGCGTTCCAAATTTGTTCGGGGACTGCCAAGGCGTCCATTTGTTCTATTAGCTTGACTTCCTGGATTTTAGGCGGTCGGCCTGAATTGGGCCGCGGTCCGCCGCGTTTCTTTTTTTCCATGTGTTACAATATCCTGCACTAAAAAATAGGTTTAATTTGGTTAACCAAACCAAAGGTAAATGAAAATAAATAAAAAAAATAAAAAATATTATTACAAACACTTGCATACTATTACAAACGTTTGTACATTTGATAAGTGATAAGGCACAAACAAACCGCAAAAGGGGGTTTAAAAAGTAAAAAAAAAAGTAAAAAAAGTAAAAAAAAATTACCCAATCACTTGCAATTAATTACAAACCTTTGTAAATTTACTTAACAATTAGAAACAACAACACTAAAACAAAAAACACAATGAACACTAACACAAACACAACCAGCAACAAAATGAGCGAAACAATGTCAACCGTGATCGCTTTGGGAATTTTCGCAGTAATCGCGATAGTAGGTATTTTGTACGGCATGCAGTTAGACGCTATCGGTTACTAAAATGAAGACGCTATTTAAAATCATCTACATCATTATAGCATTTTTACCAATCTTTTTTTTAGGTTTCTTGCTAGGTCTTAAATTAATCTAATCAACACACACAACACTAAACACTAACAAAATGAGAACTTCAGAACAAATCCACAGCTCCTTTGGCTACTCAGATGCAAAAAGCAAATCCATAGTTTGGGCCGCATACGCTGAACATTTCGCAGGTGAAGAAATAATGGAAGAAGGCTTCAACCTAAACAGCGGATATATTTACATAGCTTTGGAGCACGGCGTAACGATCGCGAGCGCGTTCGGTCAACCTGTTGAGTTTATTATTTACGACGACGAAACGGAAGAAGAAATGTTTTTTGATTCTATTCAAGAAGCTAACAATTTTTTAAGTAGAAATTTTTAAATAAATAATTAAAAAAACTTGCATACAATTACAATATTTTGTAATATTGTACAACACTAAACACACACACAAAATGAAAAGAATAAACAACGACGTAAACGGAAACCCTAGGTATGTGGTACATTTTTACGACCTATTAAACGACGGCGAAGGCGAAGGCCTTCCTATTTTAGAAAAGTTCGACCTAGTGGTAAAAAAGTCACGTAAAATAGGCGGGAAAATTTACAAAGGTAAAGACTTTGGTGGTTGTATTGTATTCCAGTCCTACGACATTAAAGCGACCGTTAATTTAGTAAAATCGATTTAATCCAATAGACGAAAACACAATGAAAACGCCTTTATTCTCAATCCACTCAATTGCGGCCCTCGAAAGCCGCTCTTTTTCAGTACTTCGCGCAAATATTGAAAACACGCCCGAAAAATTAGAACTCGCAAAAAAGCTTTACCCTAGTTCAGATTTTTATTTTGAATTTCATTTTACGCCGATTTCGCTAAATGTAATTTTCGGCGCTTAAAAAAGCAACTTTGGAACGTGGGCGGGTTCGTTTCCCGCCGTTGCTTCTATTTATTTCTAACTTAAAACACAAAAAAAAATGCTTGACCTATTCGAATATCCCGAACAATGGCCCGCTAACTTGCGGGCTATTTTGGCGCGTTATTTAACAAAGGATCAAAACTACACTAATTTAAAACAGCTAGAAAACGAGCTTTTAAAAATCGGTTATTCTATCGAATACGGTTTGGATTGTGTCGCGTACAACTTGCAAAAAATAACGGCCTAAAATTAGGCGTTTTAACGCGTTTAAATTTTCGGCAATACATTACCATTAGTAAAAAAATATCGCCGCGCTAAGGGCTTAAAAATAGGCTAAAAAACCAAGCGCGCGAACGTAGTATAAAACAAAAGTACTGGACGAAATCCAAAGGTAGACGAAACCTAAACCAGTGGAGGAAATCCGTAGACGAAATCAAAAGAAGTAGACTAAAACACAAAAAATAGAACCAGTTAGAACCAGTTCTAAAATTTAAAGCCCGTGTAAATTTGCGCGCTTAATTAGTAGACGAAATCAGAAGGAAAACAAAAAGCGTAGACGAAATCCAAAATAGTAGTAAAAAAAATAACCAGTTTAAACCAGTTACAAAATTTAAAACCAAAACAAAAAACAAAATGAATAGACGAAAACAAAAAACAGCGCGCCAACCTAGTGGAAATTAAAATCCCTAGTGGAAATTAAAACTGGTTCGCGCCAGTAGTGGAAAACAAAACCAGTAGTGGAAAACAAAACCAGTAGTGGAAAACAAAATTTACCAGGCGCTAGTGGAAATTAAAATCGGTAGTGGAAATTAAAACCATTCAAACAAAAAACTTACCGCTAGTGGAAAACAAAAATAAATTTTACAATTCACTTGCAATTAATTATACAGAAGTTTGTACATTTACATCAGTTAATCACTTAAACACAAACACAAAATGTTAAAAGATCATCACTTTATTCTTGACCAGTCTGGACTTACGCTCGAGCTGGAATCCTTCGAAAATGACGGAATCGCTTTAGAACTTTATTTCGGTAGTGGAAAATCAATCACTTTCGATATTTACGACTGTTTAACAGAAAGATTCTCCGATTCTTACCGCACAATTTGTGCAACTTTTGATCCTTTTATTGTAGAACAACTAGAAAACAATATTCAATTATGCTTTACGAAATGATGACCGCCACAGAATACGGAGTATTGCGTGGCTTTAGCGAAAAATCAACAAGAGTTCACCAGATTATTAGGTCTGGAATCAATCCGCCCGAATGGGTGCATCCGCCTAGAAAGCTAGGAAATCAATGGGTAGTATTTGTATCAACTGAATGGATTAACAATGGTAGAGGATAGAATAAAGGAATGGATTCTTAAAAATTACGGAGAAGTTCCAACTAATGTAAAAATTCAAATGATTAACACATTTGAGTTGTATTGGGATCAGTTTAATTTTCAATACGCTGAGGGGAAAACGCTAAAAAAATACCCCTCCCCCCCCCTCCCTATTTCTTAACTAAAACACTAAAAAAAACACACACACAAAATGAAAGAACTAATTTTAATCCAATCGGAGCTAAAAGCTCCAAAGAATCAGTTTAACGCCTTCGGCAAGTACAAATACCGTTCTGTAGAAGATATTTTAGAAGCTGTAAAGCCTTTGCTTTTGAAATACGAATGCACGTTAATAATTGAAGACGAAGTAAAAGAAGTCGGAGGAATTGTTTTTATCGAAGCTACGGCTTCAATTCAAAAAGACATGGAAGGCCGAGCAGTAACTGCCCAAGCTGGAATCGACATCAACCGCAAAGGAATGGATGTGGCGCAAAGTTTCGGAAGCAGCAGCTCGTATGCTCGAAAGTACGCGCTTAATGGTCTTTTTCTCATAGACGATACGAAAGACCCAGATTCGACGAACGATCACGGCGCTAAAAAAGAGGAATTAAATCCTTCACACGTAAAATGGCAAGGCGCCAAGGATTCTCTAGCAAACGGAAAAGTTACCCTAGAGCAAATTAAGTCGGTTTATATTTTAACAGCACAAAACGAAAAACTTCTTTTATCATGAATTTTAAATGCAGAGCAAGCGCACTTGGTCAATTAATGACTAACGCGCGCAGTAAAACAGAAACTTTGTCCCAAACGACAAAAAGCTACCTCGAAGATTGGTACAAAGAGCAGATTTACGGCGTAAAAAAGCAAATTAAATCTAAATACATCCAAAAAGGATTGGCTTTAGAAGATACGGCTATCGAGTTTTACTCGGTAGCTATGGAAAAGGACTTTATGATTAAAAATCTAGAACATTTTGAGGACGATTTCTTTACGGGAACTCCAGATTGTTTCCATGACGGAATAGTTTACGATTTTAAAACGTCCTGGGACTGCTTTACTTTCCCTCTGTTCGACGATCAGCCAGACACTGGATACTTCTATCAACTTCAAGTTTATATGCATTTGACGGGCTTAAAAAAGGCCAAATTGGTTTACACGCTTCAAGACACTCCAGATTTCTTGACTTACGAGGAGCCAGTAAGCTACGCACACGTGGAAAACAAGTATAGAATTAAGGAATTCAATATCGATTACGATTCAGAAGTAATTGAATCGGCAAAAGCTAAAGTTTTAGAATGTAGAGAATATTTAAACACAATGGCGATATGAAAGAAACAGCAGTAGATTGGTTATTCCAAAAACTATGGGATAATCCAAAAGACAAACTTACTTGGTACAAAATTTTAATTGATGCTAAAGAAATGGAAAGAAAACAGATAGTTGAAGCTTATGAATCTGGAGTTTGGGATTTAGGATGCAGAAATAGTGATTCAAAAATGTACTACAAAGAAAACTACGGAAAAATATGACTTCGCTAAAACAAGAACAGAAAGACGAAATAGTTAGGTTGTATAAACTTAAAGTAATGAATAAGAATATTGCAACCTTACTTAATGTTAGTAAACATTTGGTAAATAATTTTATTTACAAAGAATACTTGCTAACTAATGAGAGAGCTAAAAATACTTGCGCTCATTTGAAATCAGCGGATCAAGTTCTAGAATTGTACAAAAAAGGTTTGCCGTATAAAAAAATCATGGAAATGACTGGTGTAAAATACCACCATTTGTGCGAAATTCTAAAACTTACGGACCACAGAAGAGTAAGCGGTTTGTCTATAAAAATTGTTAGGCAAATAGAACGAATGGTAGAGGAAAATATGAGGACTTCTGAAATAGCAAAAGAGCTAGATTTAGAATACAATCGAGTTTCACATTGGGTTCGAAAAGCACGGAAAGAAGGTGTACACTAGTTTACACTAAGTGTACACTAAAGTGTAAACCAAAATAGCGCTCCATTGGCTCCAATCGCAATAAGTGAACACTTTGAACACTTTTTGACAAAAATGAAAAAAAATAAATTTTCACCTAGTCAAAAAAATATATTCTAAAAAAAAGTGTAAACTTGTAAACCTAGTGGAAAAAACAGCCTAAAATCGCCTTAATTTAAACGTATTGGCACTTTTAGGGGGTTTACACTAGGTGTAAACTAAGTGTAAACTTGTGTACACTTTTTTGCTCAAAACAGCCAAAAACACCCCTACCCCCCCCCCTCTTTTTTCAAAACTTTGTAAAACACAAAAATGAACGTAACATTAGGAAGAGCAATCAATTTACTGAACTCAGGGTTCAGCGTAATGCCAATATCCGAGGGTAAAAAACCTTTGATTTTATGGAAAGAATACCAGACCAAAAAGATTGAAAAATCTGAATTAGAGAAGCTAGAATACAAGACAAAAGGATATGGTATTATAACTGGTTTTTATGACGTTGAATGTATCGATGTAGACTTAAAGGTATTTCCTACAATCCAAGAAGGAAAAAAGTTCTGGAGTGAGTTCGTATCTTTTATTTCCGATCACATAGATGACTTTAATAGAAAGTTTGTCATTTATAAGACCATAAATTCTGGATACCATATTATTTACCGATGCAGTAAGATAGAGGGAAATAGAAAGCTTGCTACGCTAAAGGGACATTCTCAGGCACTAATTGAAACTAGGGGAACTGGTGGATACATCTACATTTACGACAATCAAGTATCTGAAATGTCTTATGAGCAAATTCAAGAGATTACTCAAGAAGAACGGGATATTCTATTTAGCCTATGTAGATATTTTCACTACGATGAAACCAAAGTGGAAACTGTAGTGGAAAATACAGAGTACAGCGGACTAACTCCTTGGGAAGATTATAATCAACGTAATAAATCTTTAGATTTAATTTCAGATGAGTTTTCAGTAGTAAAGCATTTGACCGATAGAATAGTGATAAGAAAAACTAATTCTAAGGATGCATTACACGGATTCATTTATAAGGATACTGGATTGTGTTATCTATTCACTACGGCTACTATTTATCCCCATGAAACACCTTTAAATCCTTTTAGTATCTATGCCTACAAATTCTTCAATGGAGACTTCTCAATGGCTGCAAAAGAGCTGTATAAAGAAGGATATGGAGAGCGTAAAATAAAAAAAGTAGAAATAGAAAAGATTGAGATACCAAAGGAAGATTTAATATTCCCTATTGATATATTCCCAGACTCAATACAGAGTTATATTCTGTTAAATCAGAAAACACTTAATCATTCTATTGATTATATGGGAAGTTCCTTGCTTTGGCTTTTATCACTTTGCATAGGAAACGCTTGCAAGGTAGAGGTAAAAACAGGCTGGAGGGAATCTTGCAACATCTGGATTGGCTTAATAGGTAAGGCTGGACTAGGAAAAACACCTAGTATAAATGCAATTATATTTCCTATAGCAAAGAAGAATAGCTTTGAGATTAAGCATTATCAGAATGAGTACAAAAAGTATAAGGAATACGAGCGATTGACGGCAAAGGAAAAGAAGGACGTAGAGGAAGTTAGGGAACCAGTAAGAAAGCAATTAATTGTAAACGACATCACTGTTGAAGCATTGGCTGATTTGCACGAGGAAAACGAAGTAGGAATCGCCGTATTTAAGGATGAGCTGAACGGGTGGATTAAGGATATGAATAAATACAAGCCTGGTTCTGATTTGGAGTTCTGGTTATCCTGTTGGTCTAATCAAGCAGCAATTCTAACAAGAAAATCAGCTAAAAGTAGCTTTGTTGCGAGTCCCTTGATTCCCGTTCTAGGTGGTATACAACCTGGTATATTCTCCCAGATTTCCACCATGGAAAACAAAGACAATGGATTCTTAGACCGATTGCTAGTTAGCTATCCAGACAAGGAAATTGAGCATTACAATAAGAATTCGATAGACCAAGAAATATTGGATTGGTACGAAGCTTACATCAGTCAATTCTATAATCTAGTTAGAAGTCAAGTATTGCAGTATAATAAGTTTGGAGAGATTGAAAGTAAAATCGTTCGATTTGATAGCCAAGCAGATATTGAGTGGGAGCGGATATTTAACAATATTACAGACTTGCAGAACTCCGATGATATTTCGGAATATGTAAAATCTATGTTGAGTAAGCAAAAGGCTTATGTTCCTAGATTTGCTCTTTTGATTAATACTTTATGGGCATTTGAGACTGGAAATAATATTGATTTTGTCACTAAGGATTCTTTGTTAAAAGCAGAGAAGTTAAGCAACTACTTTATTGCAATGTCTAAAAAGATTAAGCTAAGTAGCTTAGAATCGAATGAGTTGAGTGAAATAATTAGGTCAATGAAAAATGAATCTATCGAAAAGAAAATTGATATGATTCAAAAGACAATCCCTGATTTTAATCGCTCTGAGTTAGCTGAATTACTAAATGTTAGTAGAACCACAATTTATAAACACTTAAAGAAATGAAAACAATTAATAGTATAAGCGGAGGAAAGACCTCATCTTATTTAGCTGTGCATTATCCAGCAGATTACGAAATATTTGCATTGGTTCAAATTGAGGATATAAATTGCAAGCCTAAAGATTTAAGCCTTGTAAAATACGCCTCCGAAAAGCTAAATAAAGATTTTATAGCAACGGCAGAAAGCGATTTAACTTTATACGCAATAAGAGATTTGGAGCAATTAATTGGAAAAGAAATTATTTGGGTTGCTGGAAAAACCTTTGACGCTTTAAACAAAAAGAAAAAAGCAATACCTAATCAACAATTTAGATTTTGCACAACCGAGATGAAATTAAGACCAATATTTGATTGGTGGTATAAAAACATTGGCGAAAAGGTTAAAATGGGTGTTGGTTTTAGATATGACGAAAAGGAACGAGCCGAAAGATTTAGTACAAGTTTTAACGGAATTATAGGCGAAAAAAACAACCGCAACCAATGGCGAGAAATAGATTGGAGAGAAGGATATTTCCCATTAATATAAAATAAAATAACTCATTACCCTATTTACCAATGGGCGCAACAAAGCGGCATTATATTTCCACCTGACAGCAATTGCGTTGGTTGTTTTTGGAAACCAGTACAACAACTTAGGAAAAATTGGGAAACAGAACCTGCTAAGATGCAATGGTTTGCAAACCAAGAAAATAAATCTACTTGGAAAAAGGAAATGAGTTACGAGCAAATAAAAACTATTGGATTGCAACAAGACTTTTTCTTTGGAACTGGAAGCGGATGTCAAGCTGGATTTTGTACAGATTAATAACTATAAACTTAAAGAAATGATTGAAGCACTAGACGAAGTATCAGAAATCCCATTTGAAGTATTCTGGGATAAATTTATGGAAGTAAATCCTGGCGATTACGATAAAAATTACACGCAAGGGATTTGGCTAAAAACAAGAGAAGCAAATAGAATACTTGCATTTAAATACTTATGTAGGTTTGGCACAGATTATAGGGCACCACATATACATTTAGAGGCTTTTGATTTGCCATTTTAAATACCCTCCCCCCCCCTCTTTTTTTATATGAGATTAGGAAAATTTGATTGCAGTACTGGGTTAATTAATATTCTTTACAATGACCCAATTAAAAACATTTCTGTAAGGACATCTACAATAAAGGATATTTTATTGATTGATAAATTACAAAAGGAGAATTCTTATGCTGTTGGTTTTATTCAAAAAACTATTTGGGAAAAATATGTTTTTGGAGGTGAAAGAAACTTTGTGGTTTTTATCTGCGAGGCAAATAATGACGCTGTAGGATATGTATTAATAACACCTGGTAAAAGCTCATATAAATATGCAAAGATTCAACAGATAGCAGTAAGAAACGATGCAAGGAGACTTCATTATGGTACTGCTTTGCTAGATGTATGTAGACAATTTTGTGAAACATTTCATAGAATAGGTTTTACACTTAGATGTAGACAGGATTTAGAAAGCAATAATTTTTGGAAATCATTAGGTTTCCAGAATTATGGTGTATGGGAAAAGAATAAAGTAAATCACGTTGGATTTAAAGCAAGTGACGATATTAATCTTTGGAAAATAGAATTGAATAAAAACATCATCACTTTATTTGATGATTTATCTGATAACGATTTACAATTATTTACTGAAGCTTCATGGAGAAAACAATGAAACCATTAGACATTCTAAAACAGCTAAAACAAGAATCGATGCTAGAATCCTATCCTAATGTTCCTAAGTACGCTATTTCAGCACCAAAGTACGAGGATAAAACAGCCAATGGACTAACCAAGTGCGTGAAAGAATTTCTAGAGCTTAGTGGATACCAAGCAGAGCGAATAAATACCATGGGTAGGCCAATCGACAACCGAAAGCAAGTAACTGATGTACTAGGTAGAACCAAGACAATTGGCTCCATGACTTGGGGTAAGTCAACTGCAACTAAAGGATCGGCAGATATTTCAGCTACAATCCTAGGTAGGTCGGTAAAAATAGAGGTAAAGATAGGTAAAGACAGGCAGTCAAATGACCAGAAAATCTATCAAGAAGCTATCGAAAAGTCTGGAGGTCAATACTGGATAGTAAAAAACTTTGATGACTTCTATGAAAAATATCAAAATTTTCTTGAATGCAATAAATCAATGAGTTAATATTACAAGACAAAACAAAAACAAAAAAACAATGGCAAATTTATCAGAAATCTTCCTCAAGCAGGAAACACTAGAAACCCTACTTACCACCGTCAAGGCAAAGGGTTTAAAAGGAGTCTCTTTAACCATCTCTATGAACGATGAGGCCAACGATTACGGTCAGAATATACAATCTTATGTTTCACAGACAAAAGAGGACAGAGAGGCTAAAAAGCCTAAATTCTGGACTGGTTCAGGCAAAGTATTTTGGTCTGATGGAAAACCAGCAATGGTGGTAGAGAAAAAACAAGCACATCAATCTAAACCTGAGTATGCCGAGAAGGAAACCAACGCCCTCCCATTCTAAATTTATTCTCAAGCGTAGGTTTATTAATAATTTCAACGAATATACAGATTGGCAAGACATCGGATATGGAGAGTTTCTCTCCATTGAAGATGTTCAAGATAAAATCAAGCTGTTGATTCAAAACTATAAGAATAAACATATAGAGGTACACTTTGAAATGAATGGAAAGCTATTAGACTTTAATGGAAATGAAATATCACATCCTATTAAATTTACACCGAAATGAAAAAGCGTTTTTTTCAATTACTTAAATTTATAAATGTAGCATTGGGTTTTGTAGCTTGCTTATATTTGATTTCTAAGTCTTTGGGTATATTCGCATTAGTACTTGCTATTTTTGTAACATACTTAAACATTACTATTGATGAAATACTCAAAGGAACAGATTAAACGAGCTGTACGATCCTGCGTATTCTGTGAGCGAAATGGAATCAAGGCCGACCCAGAGATGGAAGACCATCCTGAAGCTGGAGAAATATTCTTCAATCACTTTATGGGAGAACTTGAACCTAGACTTACAGAACTGCTAGAAAATCCTAGATATGTTATTAAGCTACAACTTATTACTAGACATTTACATCACAATTACAGATAATGATTAAATACACTATTCACGACACAAATTTCACGGTAGACATCAACACAGGTGAACTATTAATTGAAAGCGAAGGCAAACTTTTGATTTTAGATAATCAAATTGCTATTGAATTAATGGAAATATTAAGGCAAAAATTATATCAGCATAAAGATCAGAAAGACGGAATTTTAAAACGATTCTTTAAATGATATGGAAGAGGCAAAAATTTTAAACCCATTTGGCTATCTCAGCGCAACCAAGGTTCTAGATGAGAACCGTAAGCCAGTAGACTGGTGGACGCAATACTTGGAATTTAACGATGTCGTTGCTGAAAACGAGTTTTACGTTTTATTTGCTGACGGCTTGCTAGTAAAAAAGGGAAAATCAAAATTTAAATCCAGCCAATATGTTAAAGGCGAAAAGTATATCAATTTTGAGACGTATAAGCACAAGGAGAAGCTTGAATATGATTCCGACGATTATCGGGTTTGTACTTCTGACAATATCCCTTGTTAAAATTTTAAGCAATGGATAAAAACCTTTTTGCCGTTCAAGTAACGCAAGCTCTCGAAGAAATACGCGATTTGCTTATTGCAAAGAATCTTAAATACGGAAACTCGGCGCTGGAGCCCTTAGGCGTTTTCAGTCAGTTGTCCGCAAAAGAGGGACTACTGGTAAGAATCGACGACAAGCTAAAGAGGATTAAAAACGGCTCACTTGAAAAAGACGATGAGGACGTTGTAAACGATTTAATTGGTTATCTAATCTTACTAAAGATTAGCGGTTAATTCGGTAATTATCCGAATAACAAAGGTAAATTTTACAATTTTTTACCCTTAAAAAATCTTTTTGGCCACGCCGATTTGGTGGACTCCTTGCAATGGTTCGAATTGATACGAAAACAAATATTTGTTATCCAAGTAGGCAACTTTAGCGTTTGGTTGTAATAACGAACTAACCCCAGCACCTAAGTAAAATCCTTTCGGTTTAACGACAATTGTCTCGGTTTTGGTTTCGGTTATTGTATTGGTAACTACTGGCAATTTATAATCGTTCGTAGCAGTCATTTTTAGGACTTCTCCAAGGACTTCTCCGCTAACCTTAGTATTACCATTATCAAAAGGAAAAGACGTCTCAAAACGGCTAATTTTAGGCTTAAAATTGATTAGCACTGTATCGCGTACAACTTGGGTTTTAATCTTTGTTTTAGGGATGTATATCGTGTCCTTAACTTCAACAAGCAAAGTGTCCATTTTTGTCACGGTTTCATACTTATAAACAGTCTCTTGCTCAGGCCTTGGATAAATGACAAAAGTTAAAACAACGCCTATTAAAAAAGAAATAGTTGCAATTCGAATTCGTTCGTCATCCAATAATTGTCTCATAATTTGCCAAAAGTTCTATTTTGATTAGCTATTGTAAAGCCAATCCAAATTTGTTTTAAAATCGCTTTCATTGTTCGATAAATAAATTGTCTTGCTCTAATATTTTTCTCAGTTCCGCGCGGCACCACTTATAAGCTTGGTAAGTTTCGTCCGACAATTCCTTGTATTTCATTTCCGACCTTAGCAACTGGTCAAAGTCCCAAATGGCGCTCTTATAATTATGCGCATTTAAGGCAATTTGGAAATCCTCGTTTTCTTGAGGTAAATTAAATTCAAGAATTGCGTTCATTTTACAAGGTGTTTATATTCAGCGATTGCGTCAAAACATGGGCAAGCCTTATTTTGGTGAGGGAAATCGCGATGCCCTTGGATAATTAGCTTTTTATTATCCGACCAAGCGATTACCTCATTAATACAATCAATAATTGCTTTCTTTTGCGCTTCGGTTCGGTTGTCAAATCCTTTGCCGTTTTTATCGATTCCTCCAATGTATGAAATGTGGACGCTCACTTGATTAAATCCTTTTACTCCATTCGCAATCAAGTTAAAATCGAGTAAACGATGCACTTTTCCAGCCGCATCGATTAGCAAATGATAACCTGGGTTTTTCCAACCTAAATGGTTTCTCCAATAACGCAAAATTGCTTCAGGCTTTGCGTGTTGCTGGCTTGCGGTGCAATGGATTGCGATAAATTGGATTCTTCGTTTCATATTACAAAGATAGTAAAAGGTTTAAAGTTCCATCATCACATTAAACGGAAGCTTTCCGTAATCAAGGGTTACACCAACACCAATCGCTGGCTTTTTACCAGCTTTTGCGTAGGCCATTGCATAGCTTTCTCTATCTATTCCGCAACCTACTTGCTTGCCAAATATTTTAAAGTTTTTACCAACAACAAAATTGGTATAAGCCTCGGTATGTCGGTGGCCTTGTACGGTACTAATTAAATCCGCCTTGGCTCTTGCAATTGCTCCGCCACCTTCGCCGTGAACGTAAAGCACATCGTTTAAAACGTGTTCTTCCATAAAGTTCCATCCTGGCGTTTCCAATACTTCTTTATAGCTTTTTATCCACCTTTTAGAAATTCCAGCGGTAAAAGCTTTTCTCATAACTAATCGGTCGTGGTTTCCAATAATTACAACCGCATCGGGAAAAGCATCGCGCCATTTATGGATTCTTTCAATTGCAATATTTAACTCATCTACCGCACTCATTCCATCGGGGTCTGTTTCGTGGTAACTCGCGTAATGGTTGTCGATTACGTCACCCAAGAAAACTATCTTTTCGCATTTGTACCGATTCTTTTGTTCAATGCAAAAATCCAAATAATCGTCAAGGCAAAAAGGTTCGTGTAGGTCACCTATTTCAAGAACCCCTCCCCCCCCATTCGCGTTTCTGAGTCCTTTAATAATTTCCCATTCAGCGCGGTTTAATCTCGGTCTAAATTCTTCCATTATAGAATTAAGCTGGTTACAATTGTTTTAAGTAGGTCAAAGAATGACCCAACGGAATGCTCGGGTAAAAGAAACGCGGCAATACCACCAACCACAATTAAAAAAACCGCCCAAATTCCTAGGCGGATATATTTTGACTTTTCAGCGTCCTTGTCCACGATATTTTTTTGGCTTTTGCTCAAACTTTGAATAGCTTTTTTTGGCCTTTCCGTTTCTTCGTTTTCCAAAAGAATTTGGTTTAATTGT